AAGCCATTCCGAGGATTTTGGTGGAATGACTTCTTGAGCGCATATGAGCGGGACGAGACAACCGCTTCGGCTAAAGCCGCGGTTGCTCGCCCGCCAAGCGATCACGAAGAGCGGTTGAATATGCAAGCGAGGTTTGAGCAACGGCAAGAGGTGCAGGACTACAACGCGTTGCCGATCGAGTTCGTGGCTGAGTGTCGAACGAAGTACGCGAACTGGGGGATACCGATCGACCCAACGCATCGAGGTTGGCGGCTGCTCTGTATTGACGCCTTTGCGGGAAGGGACGTGAACCCTTACCGAGTGCACGACAAACGCGAGCGCAAGCAAGCCGCCGTGCAGCCATTGACAGAGAGCCAGCGCAACAACCTGATCGAATCGCTGCGAATGGAAAATTGGTTGTTGCGGGTCGAACTCGACCCATACGTTGACGCTGAGCCGCTACCTTTCTGACCGAGCCCCTTTCTTGTTGCAGACGCCGCCGACCATGGCGGCGTTTGCATTTAGTGCAACGTGCTACACTGTGCACATGAACAGCCGAGCGAAGGGGAAACGCGCTGAACTTGAGGCCGCACTACTGCTCACGCAAATGGGGCTGAAGTCTCGCCGAAGCGCTCAATACTGCGGCTCAAATGGCGACGCCGATCTTGTGCTTGACGCCAACCTACATGTCGAGGTCAAGTTTCAAGAACAGATGCACCCCTATAGGTGGATGGAACAGGCCATCCGCGACAGCGCCAAGACCAAGCGCAAGCCCATCGTCCTGTGCCGTCGTACCCGTTCGCCATGGCTGGTGATCGTTCAGGCCAGTGACCTAATCGCCGTATGTCGGGAGGTGCTAGATGGCATCGTTCGTGCACAGGTTGCAGATACCCACCATTCCCTTCAAGGAACGGAATCGCAGCGAGAGGCTACGTGAACTGGGTATCAACACTGGGTGGAAGTGGCGCAAGTTCCGCAACCAGTTGCTCGCAGCGTCGCCGTTGTGCGCTCGGTGCGCTCGACTCGGTGAGGTCGTGCACCACGTTGTGCCGCGTCACGTTGCACCCGAGCGCATGTACGACGTCACCAATTGCCAGGTCTTGTGCAACCGATGTCACGATGAGGTGCACGGCAAACGTCACACCTGAACGGCTCATATACCGAACAGCCTATTGAAGGCGTCCAATAGGCCGCAGAGTGGGGGGGGTAAGCCTCCAAAAAGGCCACCTTCGACGTCCCTCCCTTTGCGTCAGGGTAAAAAAACCGCATTCTGACGCTGCCAGTGGGGTTTTTGGTGTCTCAAACCGACCGTTGGTCAAAAAACCGCATGATTGTTAAGACGATGACCGACGCCGAAGCAACCGTCCGTCAATACGCATCCGACGTCGTGAGCGGCCGAATTCCCGCCGGCAAATGGGTCTACGCTGCGTGCTCTCGCTTCAACCGCGACCTCGAGCGCAGCGACATCGTGCTTGAGTGGAACCGCGTCGCCGACGCGTTCGAGTTCATCGGCGGGCTGTCGCTGGTCGGTGAGGCCGACGGCGAGCCGTTCAAACTGCACCCGTGGCAAGCGTTCATCGTGGCCAACCTCGTCGGCTGGCGCACCGCGGAGGGCCGCCGACGGTTCACGATGGGCATCATCCAAGTCGCCCGCGGCAACGGCAAGACGACGTTGATGGCGGCACTCGGGCTCTATGACTTCATGAGCGGCGCCGGCAAGCGTGTGCACGTGCTCGCGAACAAGGTGGAACAGGCGCAAATCTTGGTGGACACCGCGCGCACGATGGCGCGTCGGCTTGACGATCCGTCGGTCAAGGTCAAGATGTCTGACCTGACGCGGCCGGACGAGGACTGCGAGTTCAACGCATTGACGTCGCGAGAATCCTCGCTTGACGGTCTGAACCCGTCGTTGTGGATCGCCGACGAAGCCGCCGAGTACCGCGGCAGCGTGCTCAACAAACTGATTACGACCGGAATGAAGCGCAAGGAAACGTTGGGCGTCATCATTTCGACGCCCGGCAGCAACACGGAAAGCCACTACGAGACGCTTTGCTCGGGCGCTCGCGCCGTGCTGTCGGGAGAAGCTGAGGACGATGCGACGTTCGCCATGCTCTACGGCATCGATCAGAACGACGACATCGCCGACGAAGCGGCGTGGCCCAAGGCGAATCCCGGCATGCAGTACGGGCAACCGGACGCGGCCAGCATCCGCCGGCTCTACAACACGATGAAGCGTGACCCGGGCCAGCGCTCGGAGTTCTGCCGCTATCACTGCGCTCGGCTCAACGAGGACGTCGGCGGGTGGCTCGAGATGTCGTATTGGCCGACGGCAACCGTGGTCAATTGGGCGGACCAACGAAAGCGGCAAGCGTGGGTCGGCATTGACTTGAGCAAGTCTCTCGACATGTCGGCCGTCGTTGTGGCGATCCCCCAAGAGAACGGGAACATTCTCCTTCGCGGGCATTACTGGTGGCCGCGCGCCAACGTCGCGCAGCGGGAACTGGATTACCGAATGCCGATCCGACGCTACGCCGACGAAGGCAAGATCAACCTGACGCCGGGCGCCGAGATCGATCACGAAGCGATCGCACAGAAGATGGCCGAGATTATCGCGGAATTCGACGTGCAACTTGTCGGATATGACCGCTGGGGAGCGTCCTACTTAGCGCAGCGACTCGCCGAGATCGGTGCACCGATCCAAGCCTACAGCATGGGTTCGAGCACGTTCGCTCCCGGCTGCCAGTTGTTTCAGAACCTTTGGGTCGGTCGCAAGTTGGTGATCGGCGACGATCCGATCTTGCGCCGAGCGTGCGCCGAAGCCATTCCCCGAACGGGCATGAGCGGCTACGTTCGACCAGAGAAGCCACGTGACCACAGTGCGATTGACCCGCTCGTGGCTTCAATCATGGCCGTGCATTGCTGGGGAGGCAAACGCAGCAGTTGTTACGAATCCGAAGTTTAGTCCGAGACATGAAGCGGCAAACTTGTCGCAATGCGCAACATGTTGCGCAGTCTGCTACAGCGTTGGTTGGGGCACTGGGGGACGCACGGCGTGATCCTCCCGACGTCGTTTGACGTCGCGGGCATGCCCACGATCACGCCGGGCACGGCGCTCGCATATACGCCCGTCTACCGCGCCGCGTCGCTCATCGCGAATGACGTTGCACGCGTGCCGCTCGACGTGAGCGAGCGCACCGCAAACGCATTGCTTCAGCAACCTAATCGCTGGCAGAACGGGTTCGAGTTCCGTCGAGCGCTTACGATGCAAGCGTTGCTATACGGCAACGCGTTCGCCGTGATCAACCGAACGCTCGGTGGCGAGTTGCTCGAGTTGTTGCCGCTCGACATCGAAAGCGTGTCGCTCGATCTCACGAAGCCTGAGCCCGTATACAAGACGCGGCTCTACGGGGACGTGCCGATGTCCTCAATGCTTCACCTACGTGCCGTCGGGCTCGATGGCTTGTGGGGTGAGTCGCCAGTTCGATTGTGCCGCACGTCGTTGCAGATTCTCGCAGCACAAGAGAACTCACAACTTGAGGTCATGAAGAACGCCGGCAACCCGAAGTTGGCGTTTGTGCATCCGGGCCCGTTGAGCGAAGGCGCTCGGCAATCCATCAGCGAGAAGTTCCTACAGCATCACGCTGGCGCTGAGAACGCTGGCAAGCCGCTCGTGCTCGCCGAAGGCATGCGCGTCGAGCGGATCAGCAGCACGCTCGATGACGCTGGCATCGCCGCGGCTCGACGCTACAGCGTTGAAGACGTCTCGCGCATTTATGGCGTGCCGACGTCGTACCTGAGCGAGCACAGCGCGAACGCGTACGGCTCGATGGAATGGCTGTCTCGCATGTACGTGGACGCGTGTTTGCAGCACTGGTTCTCGACGTGGTCGGCCGAGATCGTCGCGAAGCTTGCGCCGTTTGGTTCGGCGACGTTCGACGCTGACATGATCTCTCGGCCGTCGCTCGCCGAACAGATGGCGGCGCTCCGCACGGGCGTTGAGTCCGGCGTGATCACGCGCAACGAAGCGCGCGACTGGCTGAACCTCGCGCCGCTCGACGGGCTCGACGAGCCCATCATCGCCAAGAACATGGGCACAGGCGGCGGCACTACCAACCTCGGAAGCGACACGAGCGCAGGGAGCGTAGATGACTTTGCTTGAACGTCGTAGCGTCACCATCGGTGCACCAGCGGGCCGCACGCTGTCGGGACTCGCGATTCCGTACGGCAAGTGGTCGCGTGAGATCAGCGAGCCGTTTAACCCGCAGTTCCGTGAGCGAATCACCCGCGGCGCATTTGGCGACCTGGCGGGCGCCGACATCAAACTGCTCTTCAATCACAACGCGAGCGCGTTGCTCGCTCGCACGCGCAGCGGCACGCTCACGCTCAACGACACTGCGAGCGGGTTGCGGTTCACCGCGGATCTCGCCGAGACGAGCGTCGGCAACGACGTGCGCGCGTTGCTTGAACGCGGCGACCTGAGCGGCGAGATGTCGTTCGGCTTCTACGTCGATCGCGACGAGTGGAACCCGCGACGCACCGAACGCACCGTGACCGCGGCTCGACTCGTTGAGCTCAGCGTTGTTGTCGATGCCGCGTACGGCGACAAGACCTCATCGAGCCTGCGGAGTGTTTCCGCGGCTGCCATTGAAGCCGCGGCGCTGCGGCTCGAGATTCACAAGCACAGGATGAAAGACC